TACCGGCTATGGCTCGGTTTTCGGCGTCAAGGACAGCTATGACGAGATCGTTGAGCCTGGCGCGTTTGTCGAATCCCTGAATGTTCGCAAGCCTGCCTTGCTCTGGCAACACCGCAGCGGTGAGCCGATTGGCGTTTATACCGAGATCAAGGAAGACAACATCGGCCTGTATATGGTCGGCAAGCTGGCGCTCAAGACGCAGCGCGGCGCCGAGGCTTATGAGCTAATGAAGATGGGCGCAGTCTCCGGCCTATCGATCGGATTCCAGACGCGTGAAGACACTTACGACAAGGTGACGGGAATCCGCACCTTGAAGAAGCTCGACTTGTGGGAAGTGTCGCTTGTGACATTTCCTGCAAACGATTCTGCCCGTGTGCAACGGGTAAAAACGTTTGAAGAAATGAAGAGTATCAACGAAATCGAGGATTGCCTGCGGGACGCTGGATTCTCTCGAACCGAAGCAAAGGCGATTATTTCTCGCCTGCAATTTCTCGGGCGGCGGGACGCCGTGGAGGAAGAAATCAAGGAAGCACTTTTGAAAACAACATCTATTTTTAAGGAAACAAAATGACTGACGAAATCAAAAAACTGGTAGTCGAGCAAGGCCAGGCGTTTGAAGAATTCAAGCGCAAAAACGACGAATTGATTCAGGCTAAGGCTGACGGCAAAGCTGTTGGCGACCTGACTGCTGATGTCGCTAAGATCAACGAAGCTTTGGCGGAAATGCGCAAGCAGGCCGATGCTATCGAAACCAAGATGGGTCGCCCGAATTTCGGCGGCGAAGCTGACGAGCAAGCGGAAATGGCCAAGAAGGCTTTTGACAAGTTCCTGCGCAAGGGCGAACAAAGCCTGAACGACATGGAGCGCAAGGCCATGAATCGCGGCAGCGATCCGGATGGTGGTTATTTGATCCTGCCTGAAATGGATCAGATCATCACTCGCGTTGCTCCTACAGTCTCGGCCATGTATCGCCTGGCGAACAACGTCACCATCGGAACCGCTCGCTATGAAAAGCTGGTCAAGACTTCCGGCATGAAGGCGGCGCGTGTTGCTGAAGGTGGCGCGAATGGCGAAGTCATCGAGCCGAAATTCAGCAAGATCCTCATTGATGCGCCAACGGCTGAAGTTGAGCCGTGGGTTTACAACGAGACGCTGGAAGATGCCTTCATCAATCTGGAAGCTGACCTTGCCAACGAAGCTGGTATTTCGTTCGCGGCATTGGCTGGTAGTGAATTCATCACCGGCGACGGCACAAATGGCGCACGCGGCATCACTGGCTATACCGCAGTGGCCAATGCGTCTTACGCATGGGGCAAAGTCGGTTATGTCGCCTCCGGCAAGTCTGGCGCATTCACATCTGCAGCGCCTGCAGATAAGGTGGTTTCTTTACAGCATGCGCTCAAGAGCGTCTATCGCCCTAACGCGGTATGGCTGTGTAATGACGCAACCCTTGGTGTAATGCGGCAGATGAAAGACGGCTCTGGTAGCTACTACCTGTGGCAGCCTGACCCGGCCGCTGGCTTCGGTGGACGCTTCCTTGGCTCTCCGGTCGAGGTAGATGACAACGTTGCAGACCTCGGTGCGAATTCCTACTCGCTGGCCTATGGTGACTTCAAGCAAGGCTACACGATCGTGAATCGCGCCGGCATTACGCTGATCCGCGACAACATCACGGCCAAGGGCACAACGAAGTTCAACTTCCGCAAGCGTTTCGGCGGCGGCATCACGAACTTTGAAGCCATCAAGCTGATGAAGTTCGCCACCTCCTAACCAGCCAAACAGCACCAAAAAGAGAACCGCCTTCGGGCGGTTTTTTATTTCCGAATTGAAAGGAATCAAAATGAATGATCTTCACAACAACATCAAGGCCGTGCGTGCGCTTGGCCCCGTTGCCATGACGACCGCTGCCGGTTTGGCAGGCAAGGTACTTGACCGCAAGGGTTATGGCGGCGTTGAGTTTGTCGTGTCTTACGGCGCGGTGACGGCAACGAATGCAACCATCGCCATCGTGGTCAAGGAAGGCGACGTTACCGGCACGATGACCAGCGTGGCGGATGCCGACCTGCTCGGCACTGAAGCACTGGCTGGCTTGCCGGCGCAAAAGACTGCCCGCACTTCCGGCACTGGCAAGTTTGTCTGTACCCGCGTCGGCTACAAGGGTAAGAAGCGCTATGTGCAGGCTTCGGTTGGCGCTCTGACCGTGACGGCGGCAACCATCATCAGCATTGACGCCATCATGCACAACCCGAATGTGGCTCCTGTAGCAAACCCCTAATCACCCTCCTGTGATGCAACGGTAGCCATGCTCGCCCATAGGCTACGCCGGATAACGTAACCGGCATTTTCCAATTCTGGCGAGAGAAGACCATGAGAAAAGACGAACGACAAGTTTCCCCCACCATTGACGGAATCCGGCGCGATCACGTTGCGCGGTACGAATGGGCAGCGAACAAGATTCAGCCCGGATCAAGAGTGATTGATTTTGCCTGCGGCATAGGCTACGGATCGAAGATTCTGGCGGACGCAGGCAATGTGGTTAAAGGCTTCGATATTGAGCCGGAAGCCATCGCCTATGGAAAGAAGCATTACCCGCATGAGCGCGTTGCGCTGGCGGTAATGGATGGCGGGCAAGCGGTGAATATTGAACCGGCCGATGTGGCGGTCAGCTTTGAGACGATTGAGCATCTTGAAGACCCGATGCCTTTCTTGAAGAGCATTAAGGCGCAGATTCTGGTTGCCAGCGTGCCGAATGAAGCCGTTATGCCATTCTCGCCGGCACCCGGCATCACAACAGCCTACCATTTCAGGCATTACCATCAGATCGAATTTCATCATCTGCTGGCACAATGCGGTTGGCAGGTGGAAGAGTGGTACGGGCAGGAAGGCCCCGAATCCGAAGTGAAGCCCGGCTGCGATGGTTGTAGAACCATCATTGCGGTGGCGCGGCGGGTTGAAGCGCCGATGGAAGAGGAAACCGAAAAAGCACCGGAGCATGTTGCCATTGTCGGGCTTGGCCCGTCTTGCGATCAGTATCTGGAATTGACAAAGCGCATGGGCGGCCGCAAAAAACTCTGTGACGAGACATGGGTAATCAATGCCCTTGGTGATGTTTTCCAGTGCGATCTGATCTTCCACATGGATGATGTGAGGATTCAGGAAATCCGCGCAGCGGCCAAGCCGGAATCGAATATCGCGGCAATGTGCCAGTGGCTGAAAACCAGCAAGACGCCGATTGTCACCAGTCGTGCGCATCCCGACTACCCGGCGCTGGTTGAATTTCCGCTTGAGGATGTGCTGAACCATCTTGGCCATGATTATTTCAACAGCACCGCAGCATATGCGGTGGCCTTCGCCATCCATATCGGCGTGAAGAAAATCAGCCTTTTCGGGATTGATTTCACTTATCCGAACCAGTCGGACGCAGAGAAAGGCCGGGCTTGTGTTGAGTATTGGCTAGGAATGGCTCGGGCAAAGGGAATCGAAATCAGCATCCCGAATGTCTCGACGCTGATGGATGCCAACGTTTTACCGCAAGCACGGCTGTATGGCTATGACACAGTAGATATTGAAATCGAACCACAGGCGGATGGGCAAGTGAGATTGCAAACGAAGCCCCGCGAAACCCTGCCGACAGCAGAACAGATCGAGGCCAATTACGACCACTCGAAGCCGATTGCACAACAACACCAATCATTGAAGGAATAGAAAAAAATGGACAAAACATTTTTCGCGGTGCGCCACTCGGGAACCGGCAAGCCGGCGGATGATCTTGTCGTCGGCATTGAAGAGACGAAAGAGCAAATCGGATTTGCCGAGAAAGCGGATTTGTCTGGAGCCACATTCACCGGCCGCGTAGCAATGGCCGGAAATGTGGCGAACACGGCCGGAGCAGGCATCACTGGTGGCACAGGTACAGTCATCAAGTCGGCAGTTACGAAAGAGGGCGATTTGTTTATCACCCGAATCTTTATTGACCTGACTGGCCTCAGCTCAGGCGATACGGCCGCTGACATCATCGGGAAGGATGCAACTGCAGGGTGCCATCTCGGTCGCATTACTGCAGCAGTTAATGGAACGATCGTTGGCGCTACGATGCAGTGTCTGGAAACACCGGCAGGCGGAGAAGATGACATCGACCTTTATGCCGCCGACGAAGCGACCGGCACAGAAGACGCCGCCGTCACAGCGCTGACAAACTTCGTCCAAGTGATCAACGGCGGGGCGCAGACGGCGGGAACCCTATCCGGGTCTGTTGCGGCACCGGCAGCGAATCAATACCTCTATCTGGCGGCAGGCGATGCCACAGACCATGCCTATACCGCAGGCCAGTTACTAATCACTCTAATTGGCGTGTAAGGGGGCTACAAAATGAAGCCATGTCGAATTATCAAGAGTTTCAACGGGTCACAAGACGGCCGCTTTACTGAACCTTTCGAGGCCGGCACTGTGCGCGATCTATCTGACGATCTGATTGCAGCAACGATCAACGAGGGGTGGATTGAAATTGTCAAAGACACTTCTCCGGCAAAGACGGTTGAAATCGAAAACAAGGCCATCATCACCGAAGGCAAGCGCAAGGCAAGCAGGAAATGACTGTCGTCGTTTATACCGCACCAACGACTGAGCCGCTGACGATTGCCGAGGTACAGGCGCATCTGCGCTTGGACTCCGGTAGTCAGGAGCCAGCGCCATCTGCCCTAACCTGTGCGATGGTGTTACCAGCGGCGGCCGGCAATGTCGATACTGGCGTGCATCGCTACTGCGTGACATTTGTCACTGCCATTGGTGAAACGCAAGCCGGAACGGTGTCTGCATCGGTCACGGTGGCAGACAAGGCCGTCAATGGCCAAGTGGTGCTGTCGGCTATTCCGCTTGGCGGTAGCGCGGTCACTGCCAGGAAAATTTACCGGACGGCGGCGGGCGGCACGTCCTATCTGTTGCTGGCAACGATTGCCGACAACACGACCACGACCTACACCGACAACATCGCTGATGCTTCCCTTGGGGTCGGTGCGCCTTCCACGAACACGACGGGCGACCCGTACCTGACGGCATTGATTCAGGCCGCCAGGCAATTTGCCGAGCAGGAATTAAATCGCAAACTGATCACGCAGACGCTTGATGCCTACTTTGACGCATTCCCGGAAGAATTCCGCCTGCCGCCGCTGCAATCCGTCACCAGCATTACCTACGTTGATCTGGATGGGGTAACGCAAACGCTAGCCGCTACTGAATACACGGTCGACAAGTACAGCGTACCGGCAAGAATCACTTTAGCCTATGGCAAGTCATGGCCATCGGTGCGCGATCAGGCCAATGCCGTGATCGTGCGCTTTGTCGCAGGCTATGGGGATGCAGGCGATGTGCCGGTTGGCATCAAGCAATGGATGTTGATGCGCATTGCCACGCTCTATGAAAATCGGGCAGAAATCACCATTGACGGCCGGGGCTTTATTCAGCTTCCGGTTTCGTTTGTCGATTGTTTGCTTGATCCCTATCGAGTCCGCGGATTATGAATCCCGGCGAACTCAGCCAGCGCATCACGATTCAATCGCAATCGGCGGCGCAGGATAGCAACGGTGAAATGGTGCCGACTTGGGCTGTATTCGCAACCGTATGGGCGTCGATTTACGACATATCAGGCAAAGAATACCTGGCCGGGGCTGCGGTGCAGAATCCCGTGCAAACCAAGATCATCATTCGCTATCTGGCCGGTGTTTTGCCTGCCATGCGGGTGATTCATGGCGCGAATACCTACCGCATTGAAGCGGTACTCGGACAGGATAAAAAGACGTTGACGTTGATGTGTTCGAGGCTGGCATGATCGGATTCAAACTCAATACTGGAAACCTTGAAAGCGCATTCAAAAAGCTGTCTGATGCCGTTGGCGAGAATGCGCTGCGGGCGGCAGGTGCGGCCGGTGCGGCGCTGTTGCGTGACGAGGCA